GGATCTAAAGATGCTTGCTATCATAAAGTTAAATCAAGATATTCAGTTTGGCCAAGTGCATATGCATCAGGTGCTTTAGTTAAGTGTCGTAAGGTTGGTGCTGCAAACTGGGGTAATAAATCAGAAGGATATATTCCAGAAGAAGGATACGATCAGATTAAAGATCGTATTGCAATGTCTGGTGGTGATCCTAGTTCACCAAAGAAATCAGATGCAACTACTCGTCCAGTAAGTAAAGAAATCAAAAAGCAAAAGGGTAAAACTGTACTTCAGAAACAATCAGAGAAGAAGTATGGTAAGGGTGCTACTGCACTCGACATTGTGAAGAAGAAGATTACTGCCAAGCATGGTAAAGGTGCAATTATGGGAGAGGAATTAGATAGTAAAGATAAACCATTTGTAAAAGACTTAGTTAAGAAACTAAGAGGTGGTTCTAAAACACACGCAAAACAAGCAGATGATTTAGAAAAAGCAGTAAATGAAGATATAAAAAGAGATGAGTATGGCGATCCAGTTGGTGGACCTAAGATCTCAAAGAAACAGAAAGCAAAAAATCTTGCATCAAATACACCTGATGAGCAACATACTACAACTACTTCAGAAGAAAAACTTGATGAAAAGTGTTGGCCAGGTTATGAAAAGAAAGGTATGAAGACTATGTTTGGTAAGAGATATCCAAACTGTGTTAAGAAAAAAGTTAAAAAAGAAGAATTTTCTAATTGGAGAGATGAAGTAGAAGGAGAGGAGTTAAAAGAATACTCACCAAATGTAACTTACCAAGCAAAGGGTGGTAAGAAGTCTGGTAAGTTAGGCAAGTCTTCTGTTTACAGTCTTAAAGATAAGGGTGAAAGTAAAAAGGAGTTTAGAAAATCTCATACAAAAGATATTAAAGATGGTCTATTGAAGAAAGAAGAATTTTCTAACTGGAGAGAAGAAGTAGGTTATGAGGATAAGGATTCATCAAAAAAGATTGATGAAGATTGGCAGAAGGTTAATCGCAAAGACAAAACTGATGGTTTGAGTCAAAAAGCAGTTAACGCATATCGTAAAGAAAATCCTGGTTCAAAACTTAAAACTGCAGTTACAAAAGATCCTAAAAAATTAAAGAAGGGATCTAAGTCTGCAAAAAGAAGACTATCATTCTGTAGAAGAATGAAAGGTATGAAGAAAAAACTTACTTCTGCAAAGACAAGTAGAGATCCAGATTCAAGAATTAACAAAGCATTAAGGAGGTGGAATTGTAGTTATGAACCAACAGGAACAACAATCACAGAAAAATCAGTCTCAAAAAAGCAACAAAGGTTCTTCGGGATTGTTAGAGCGGCTCAAAAAGGTACTCTCGAAGGCGAAGCGTCGCCACAGGTTCAAAGAGCTGCTACCAGCATGACCAAAAAAGATGTAAAAAAATATGCATCAACCGATCATAAAGGATTACCAGAGAAGGTAAAATCAGAAGAATGAATGAATCTGCAGCAGTCAAAAAAGTAATCGACGTTGTTAGGGGTAAAAAACCAGAAAGAAAACCTCAAAAAGCAATGGACGCAGGTGCAAGAGGTAGAAGATTACTACAAAGAAGAGAGTATAAAGCAAAGATATCTCCATTCATACCATCAGAGTTAGAAGACTAACTATTATAATACATAAATATATCTAGAAAACGATTATAGGTAACGTATTATGTCTCTTTGGGGCAATAAAGATTTAATTGCTGAATCAGGTACTATAACAATCAACACATCCACAGGTGTCATTACTGGTTCCTCCACAACATTTACTACAGCAGGTGTTGCCGAAGGAGATGTTATTGTCGTGGGAGCAGGTGCTACTTACGGATATGGTGTTATTAGTTCTGTCGCAAGCAATACATCCGCAACATTAAAAGAAGTCGCACATCTAATTCCAGATGCTAACGACGAAATTCAAACAAACACAGCATATTTCATCAATCAGGAACCAAAATCTTCCTTCAAGGGTGGACAGTTCGCTGCTCCTGATGCTAAGAGTAACTACTACTCTAGTGTATTTGGTGTAGATACAACTGAGCAAGATGCAGTTAATGGTAAAACTGGCGATGCTCGTAAGTACGCAGCACCACATGCAGGTTGGGTTGGAGTTACTACATACAATAACTCGGACGGAACTCTAAGAGTTAAAACTGAAGTATTAGTTGCTTCAAGCAGTATCTCTGGAGACCAAGAGGACAGCGCATACCCTAACTCCTAATAATACATTTAGTATTAAATTTTACATTTTAATAATATGACATGAGATTTGATGAATTGAATGAAAATAACTACTTGTTATTTGCTATAAAATTTTACGACAATCCTCAAGCAGTAACTAAAGAGGACTTTGAAGATGATTTAAAACGAATCAAGTACATTAAGAGGTTATTGAAAAGATATAAGAACACAGGAGTTCTTAAAACACATCTTATCCTTAACCATCTTATTGTATTATTCAACGTCTTTAATGATGCTACTGTTCCACTATTGTTGTATAATTTAGAAGAAGATCTCTGGCCAGCGATTAAAAGTTTTTTAATGTTTTTAAATCGCATTCCAGAATATCCCCCTTCAAGTATACATAAGATCGATGAAGATCAAGTTTGCGTTACTCAGTTAAACGAAGAAATCTAATGGATATTGATAGAATTATTTCTATTATTCGGACTTTGAAAGAAGAGGGTGCAGTTGCTATGCCAACAAATAATGTAAGTAGTGGTAATATCGCAGGTACAAAAGCAGCAGGAGATGATCCTCCTGTAAGAAAAAAGAAAAAATACATCTATGGTGGTAGAGGATCAAGAAAAATGTGGTTAACTAACCAAAAGTAATAAATATGTTTGGAGTATAAACACCTAGAAGAGTGGACGACAATAATATCAATACAGCAATATTAGAACGCTTAGAGCGTGTAGTTGAGACCCTGCAGGAGAACTCTGTAAAGATGGGTCAACTTCTTGCTGTTCATAATGAAAAATTAGATAAACAGGATAGAATAGATGCGGTATTATTTGAGAAGATTGAATCGTTACACAAAGACTTGGAAAGGACAACTACAGAGATTAAAAAGGGGTGTGAGAGAGATATTCGGTTAGTAGATAATAGACTCCGTGTTATGGAGAAGAAGATGTGGAGTATATTTGGTGCATTAAGTATAATAAGTTTCATAGTATCCCCAATTGGGCAAAGATTTGTAAGAGGATTGACAGTTCCACCACAAACGAGTATAATACAAGAAAAGTAATTACTATACAATGAGTGAAGTTCATTTCAAGAAGCACCGAGTGTTTCGTGAAACTGATGATGTGATCTTTTATGATATATCAGTTGAAGAATCAAATGCTTCTGATTTAGTTGTTCATACGGGTGCTGCTACATCACCACCGAACGATAGAGTGGGTGCAAAGCAATTTTATATACACAAGTATCAGGACGACTATAATAGGGTTGTATCTGGCGAGAGGCAGTTTGAGTTAGTTAACTTCGATTGGAAGTATCCATATCATATAGTTCATCTCAATCGTGCCAGTGGTGCTCTACTCATACCCAAACTAACTTATCATAGATCAGTATCAGGAGAGAAGGGTTCTATTGTTATAAATCAATCTCATAGGTATGAAGGATTTGATAGTGAGACTGAGTTTATACCAGTGTCCTGTGCGGATACACATAAGTTATACAAGGTATTAATGCATGAGAAACCAGTGGTACATACATTAGGTGAGTAATGGATATTACTGATGCCAAATATATTGGTCTAGTATCTTCAAGACTACAGAAATTTAAAAGGGTTAAAGCAGATCTTTTTAATTTTCGTTGTCCTATTTGTGGCGATTCTCAAAAACATAAGAACAAAGCAAGGGGATATTTTTACCAAGTTAAGGCAAATACAAATTTCAAATGTCATAATTGCGGAGCAAGTATGTCATTTAATAACTTCCTTAAACAAATTGATACTACTCTTCATAAACAATATACTATGGAGAAGTTTAAAGAAGGTTTTACTGGTAAAAACTTTGTAGTAGATGAACCTAAACTTGAGTTTAGCAAACCCATATTTAGAAAGAAAATAGATTTACCGAGGGCATCTGAGGTTCCTGTTGCTAAGAATTATCTTGAAAAGAGAAACTTAGATGCGTCTCAATTTTACTTTGCTGCAAAGTTTAAAGAGTGGACAAATACCCAAAAACACACATTCGACACTATAGGTAGGGATGAAAGTAGAATCATTATACCAATGTATGATACAGATAAGAATCTCATTGGATTTCAAGGAAGAAGTCTAGGTCCTAATTCTGTTAAATATATCACTGTCATGCTTCAAGATGAAGCACCAAAACTGTTCGGCTTAGACAAAATCGATGATACGAAACCCATTTACATTACCGAAGGACCATTCGACTCAACGTTCTTGGAGAACTCGGTTGCTATGTGCGGTTCCGATCTTGATATTAGGTCGTTTGGTTGGAGCAGTTATATTTGGGTTTTTGATAACGAACCTCGTAACAGAGAAATCATTGAAAGAATCAACAAGACCATTGATCGAGGAGATCAGATAGTCATTTGGCCGTCCAATATTGATGAAAAGGACATAAATGACATGATTCTTAGTGGACATAATGTAAAGTCCATAGTAGAATCAAATACATATTCATCATTACAAGCAAAAATTAAATTTAACAATTGGAAAAAGGTATGAGCATCAAAGTTAAGAAACGCAATGGAAGAGGAATAGAACCACTTAACCTTGAAAAGATACATGCAATGGTTGAACAGGCATGTGAAGGTCTTGCAGGTGTCTCTGCAAGTCAAGTAGAAATTCAATCAGGATTGCAGTTTTATGATGGGATATCTACTGGAGAGATTCAGAATATTTTAATTAGATCTGCGAGTGATCTAATAGACTTAGATTATCCTAACTATCAATTTGTTGCATCAAGATTATTATTATTTTCTATTCGTAAGCAATTGTATGGACGTATACATGATATTCCTAAAGTCAAGGATCATGTTATAGATTGCATTGAGAAGGGTGTATATGATTCTGAGTTGGTTAATTTATACACAGAGGAAGAGTTTGATAAACTTGAATCTTTCATAGACCATGGAAGGGATTTACTGTTTACATATGCTGGTTTAAGGCAGGTTGTCGATAAATACTTAGTACAAGACCGAAGTTCGGGTTCAGTGTATGAGACTCCTCAGTTCATGTATCTGCTAATATCCGCATCTATCTTTGCAGAATATCCAAAAGAAACTCGACTCGATTATGTCAAAAGATACTACGACGCAATCAGCAAACATAAAATCAACATTCCCACACCTATCATGGGAGGGGTTAGAACTCCACTTAGACAATTTGCTAGCTGTGTTCTTGTTGATATTGATGACACCCTCGATAGCATCTTTAGTTCTGATATGGCTATCGGCAAATATGTTGCACAAAGGGCGGGTATCGGCATCAACGCAGGTCGCATCCGTGGCATCAACGCTAAGATCAGGGGTGGCGAAGTCCAGCACACAGGTGTTGTCCCGTTCCTCAAAAAGTTTGAAAGCACTGTCAGATGTTGCACTCAAAATGGCATCCGTGGTGGATCAGCGACTGTCCACTTCCCGATCTGGCACCAAGAAATAAAAGATATATTAGTTTTAAAGAATAATAAAGGAACAGAAGATAACCGAGTAAGAAAATTAGACTATAGTATTCAGATTACTAGATTATTTTATGAGAGATTTATGGCAGCACAGGAGATTAGTCTTTTTTCTCCTCATGATGTGCCAGGGTTATATGATAGTTTTGGTACAGAATCTTTTGATGAACTATACGTAAAGTATGAGAATGATGAATCTATTCCCAAAGAAACTGTAAACGCACAAGAACTTATATTAGACCTGTTGAAAGAAAGAGCAGAAACTGGTAGAATATACATTATGAACATAGATCATTGCAATTCCCATTCATCCTTCTTGGATAAAGTGGAAATGAGTAATCTATGTCAGGAGATAACACTCCCAACTAAACCTATTAATCATATTGATGACGAAACTGGAGAAATTGCTCTCTGCATCCTTAGTGCTATTAATATTGGCAAAATTAGGGATCTTTCGGATCTTGAAAGCCTCTGTGATCTTACTGTTAGGTCTCTTGATGAGCTCATTGATTTTCAACGATACCCAGTTAGAGCAGCAGAGATCGCTACCAAGGCACGTAGATCTCTTGGAGTAGGTTATATTGGTCTCGCTCATTACCTTGCTAAGAACGGTGTTGGATATGAAGATGAGAAGGCATATAAGTTAGTTCACGACCTAACTGAGGCATTCCAATACAACCTAATAAAGGCAACTGTACAACTTGCAAAGGAAAAAGGTGCATGCGAATACTCAAATCGCACCAAGTATCATAATGGAATTCTTCCAATTGATACATATAAGAACGATGTCGATGAAATTGTTCCAAACAATCTAAACTATGATTGGGAATCTCTCAGAAAACTTGTCGTTCAATACGGAGTCAGGAACTCAACGTTGTCCGCACAAATGCCTTCGGAGAGCAGTTCCGTTGTGTCTAATGCCACAAACGGAATCGAACCTCCTAGAGGATACTTGTCCATTAAAAAATCAAAGAAAGGACCCCTTAAGCAGATTGTTCCGCAGTATGGGACTTTGAAAAATGCTTATACCCTTCTTTGGGATATGAAAAATAATAATGGATATATTAAGATCGTTGCAGTAATGCAAAAATTCTTTGACCAAGCCATATCTGGTAACTGGTCTTACAATCCACAACACTTTGAAGGTAATGAAGTTCCTACTAGTGTTATGGCAAATGATCTTCTAACCACATATAAGTATGGGTGGAAGACCTCTTATTATCAAAATACTCATGATATGAAGAGTGATGAGATTGAGGAACCTGCACATCCAATAGGATGGCATGACAATGTTCCTGAGAAATCATCAGAGTTAGATAATTTAATAAATGATTGTTCAATAGAAAACCCAGAGGAGTGCGAGTCCTGTGCAATTTAGAAAAAATTCTACGGAGAAAAAAGTGGTTGATTCCATGACTGTGTTCAACACACAAAAGGTTGACACTAAAAAGCAACCAATGTTTTTTGGTGCACCTTTAGGTGTTCAGAGATATGATTCTTTCAAGTATCCTGCATTTGAGAACTTAACTAAGTCTCAGTTAGGATATTTCTGGAGACCAGAAGAGGTATCTCTACAGAAAGATCGTGGTGACTATCAATCATTAAGACCAGAACAGAAGCATATTTTTACATCAAACTTGAAGTATCAAGTTATGCTTGACTCTGTACAAGGTCGTGCACCAGGTATGGCATTTGCACCATATTGTTCTTTACCTGAGTTAGAAGGATGTATGAACGTATGGCAGATGATGGAGATGATTCATTCTCGTTCATACACATACATTATGAAGAATGTGTATCCAAATCCAAGTGAGGTATTTGATACTATTCTTACAGACAACAGAATCTTAGAAAGGGCAGAGAGTGTTACAGGATCCTATGATGCGTTTGTAAATCAGGCACATCAGTATGATACAAGTAACTGGTGGAAATCAGAGTGGCAAGGACCTAACGCTGATAATGAAAAGAAAGAATTGAAAAGAAAACTTTATCGTGCTGTTGCCAATGTTAACATTCTTGAGGGTATCCGTTTTTACGTATCTTTTGCTTGTAGTTTTGCTTTTGGCGAACTCAAGTGCATGGAAGGAAGTGCAAAGATTATTTCACTCATCGCAAGAGACGAAAACCAACATCTTGCAATCACACAAAATATCCTAAACAATTGGAGAAAGGGTGATGATAAGCAAATGGTTGAGATTGTAAAAGAAGAAGAATCTTGGATACTAAAAGAATTTCAAAAGTGTGTTGATGAAGAGAAGAGATGGGCAGAGTATCTATTCAAAGATGGTAGTATGATTGGTCTGAATGACAAACTACTACATCGTTATGTTGAATGGGTAGCAAACCGTAGAATGAGATCAATAGGAATTAAACCAATTTATGACGTATCTGCAAGAAACAATCCACTCCCTTGGACAGAGCATTGGATCAGTTCTAAGGGTCTTCAAGTCGCACCACAAGAAACAGAAGTCGAATCCTACATCGTTGGTGGAATCAAACAAGACGTTAAAAAAGACACCTTCTCAGGATTCAAACTCTGATATAGAGTGGGATTTAGAAGAAATGAAGAAAGCAATTAGAGATTCTGCAGAGCATCAATGGGATGATTTTGCGGGTGGATAAATATAGGAAATAATAAATGATTAATTCAGTATGGAAGGTGATTATGAAAATCCCTGGTACTACAAAGGTACAGCTTTCACTTCTGACGATATTGGCGATTTCTTCGGTTACATCTACAGGATTACTAATCTTCAGAACGGTAGACAATACATCGGAAGAAAGTATTTCGTGCAGAAGAGAAAACCCAGAGGAGGCAAAAGAAGAGTTACAAGCGAGAGCGATTGGAAGAAGTATTATGGAAGTTCCCCCGAACTTAAGGAGGATGTTAAACTATACGGAAAGGACTCCTTTAAAAGAGAAATCATATCCCTCCACACAACTCTAGGAAAGGTAAACTACGAAGAGACAAGACAACTATTTCTTCATAATGTTTTAATAGAAGCACTTGACGATGGGACACCAAAGTACTATAATAGTAACATCCTAGGACGTTACATGAAAAAAGATTATGGTAACTTTGAAACAAACACTAAAAAAGAATTATGATTGGGCTTTAGATAGGATTCATTTCCTATGTGAAGATGGACAACCTAACCAATTAACCAAAATGGATTATGCTGATGCTATTCATGCTGAATTTCAAGAATGGTTAGAACCAAACTCAGAGAGTAAGATACTGTCATTAGAGTACATAGAAGATGTAGAAGATGGTATAGACATTGTAGAAATTTAGATTATATATAGTGTAGATGTAAATACAGTAAGATTATGTTATCCTTTTTACTCCCATTTGCTACAAAAGTTATATCTGACGCAGTAGCAAAGATCCCAGAAAACGAAGAACTGGGCGAAAAACTAATAGATATTTGCCTTGTTATCCTTAAGAAAGCAGTCAAGTTGACAAAAACTGATATGGATGATAAACTATTAGCACAGGTAGAATCTGCTATTAAAGCAAGATAGAATTATGCAAAAAATTATTAATGGAATCGCTATTTTCTCAGGTGCAGTTGCACTTGGGATAGTCGGTCTTGGTGGATATGTATTCATAAGGAAGGATGCAATCATCGAAGATGTTAAAGGTAAGATCATGGAATCAGTAATGCCAGGTGGTCTCAGTGGAATTGTTGGTGGTGGACTAGATCTACCATCAGTACCTGCACCTGATGCACCTGCTGCGACTGCGACACCTCCTGTTGGTGGGGGATTTGGAATCCCAAGTTTTTAAATGAAAACACATTATATAAAATTGAGAATGCTATATATAAATAGTCTCTCAATTTTATGTCATGGCAGAAGCAGTTAAAAAAGAAGAAGTAAAAGCAGAAGAACCTAAAAAAGCAGTAGGTCCTCTTGCAAAACTAAAAGAATTATCCGAGGACAAAGAGGAGCAGATGGAAATCTTCTCAACTTTTGTGAGACTCGGAATTTTAATTTGGAGTGGTGGAATATTAACATTAAATTATGTTTCCATTCCAAATTTCCCTCAAAAAAATATTGACCCAACTTTCATAGCTTCGGTCTTCACAGGGGTCCTAGCTAGCTTCGGAATTCAGACAGCATCTAAGAAGAATGGTAATGGTGCAGCAAAACCTGCAGCTGCTCCTATATCTAAACAAGATATGGAAAAACTAATTGAAAAGGCAGCAAACACAGCACCTGCACAAACAATTAGATTAGAACAAGCACCAATGGTTCTTGCTCCAAGTCCAACTCCAACTAAGAAAGGATAGTGGATAAAAAAAACGTTTTTATATTAGGATTAGGAACTATTTTGGGTATATCCCATATCGGTATGATTGGGTTGCTATCAAATAATTCCTCATTTCCTAAATTTGATTTGCCTATAGGAAAGTATACTGCATACAGAATAGAGGCAGATAAAACTGGATATAAGATTGATTACAGAGCACATGATCCTAGGATTGTAACATCTACAGAACAAATCAGTAGACCTGCAGGTTTCCTAGGATTGGGTAAGAAGAATGTAGATATTAAGAAACAAAATGTAGTAGGAGAGACTACTACAAATTCCTCTGGACTAACCGAAAAACAGATAGCATGTATTAAGGCAAGAGGAAGTGGAGAAGGAACTGGTAAGATGGTTGGTGGTGCATTAGGTGCTGCTACTGTCACACAAACTGGTGTATCATCTATTCCTATAGTAGGATGGGTAATAGGCGGTGCAATATCAATGTTTGGTATGGATCAAGGTGCTGAAATCGGAGGTCAAATGGCAGTTGATTTTGCAGATTGTGATGAAGAAATTACTATCGGAGAAAAATGATGGCAACTTATGGGGAATGGAGTGAAAGTCTTGAAGATGAAAACTTACTTAGAGAAGTAGTTGGAGATGATAACAATGATAGGAAGAGGAAAACAAATCTTAATGAAGAAGAGGAGACCGAACAAGATATCCTAACTTAGTTAGTGAGTCCACACATAGATGCGTATTTATACCTAGTGTGTTATTATAAATAATAACGTACTGGAGTTGAAACTATCATGTCCCATTACACACTTGGTTGGCACGACCAACTAAATGAGTATCACGAAATAGGC